TCAGGGCTTGGGTGTTTTCGGGGTCCGTGCGATCGTTGTGCGATTCCTGCCCAGTTTGGCGGCGAGTTGGCGGTCACGCTCGATCGCGGCGTGCTGGTAGCGCAGGGCGGCGGCTGGGGTCGAGTGTCCCCCTCGGTACATGAGCTCGGCCAGCGTGGCGCCGGCCTGCCCGAACCAGGTGAGCCCGGAGTGACGTAGGTCGTGGAGCCGGATCGACTCGCTGAGCCCGGTCTTTCGGACCGCCCGGCGCAGAGACGTGTGGAGCACCTGGGGGAGCAGCGCCCCTCCCTGAGCCCCGCGGAACACCAGGTCACCGCCGGAAGCCCCTGAGCCCGCCGTTTTCCGCTGTTTCAGGGCTTCGAGGGCGATCTGGGGCATGGCTACCGTCCGACGCCCAGCGGCGCTTTTTGGAGCCTTTTCCAGGACGTGGCCAGCCATGGTGGGCGTTCTGGTGTGCTGGATGGTGAGGGTCCCAGTCCGCAGGTTCACGTCCTGCCATTGCAGACCCAGGAGCTCGGCCCGCCGGAGTTGGCACCAGGCGGCCAGGATCACCACGGCCCGGAGGTGAGCGGGCATCGCGTCGGCGATCTTTTGCGCCTCGGCCTCGGTGACGATCACCCATTCCCGGGCTGGCTCGGTGCCTGCTCCCCGGATCGTGCAGGGAGAGCGGGTGAGCACCTCGTCTCCCACGGCCGTCTTGAGGATCGAGGACAGTAGGCGGTACGCCTTGGCCGCCGTCGACGGATGTTTGCTGGCTAAATCCGAGTACCAAGCTCGCACCTGCGAGGGTTTGAGGTCCGAAAGCCTGGTGTCCCCAAGAACATCGTCGACGTGGTGCTCGAGCAGATGCCCGTAGAGCTCCCGGGTGCGCGCCTCGAGGCCTGTTTTGGTGGCGAGCCACTGCCCGGCGTAGTCCTTGAGCGTGATCTGAGCCTGTCTCGGATCCACCCACTGGCCCCGGAGCAGGTCCGCCTCGATCCCGGTCAGCCAATCGCCGGCGGCGAGGCGCGTCGGGAAGGTGCGTTTGGCCAGGATGCGATCGTTCCCCTGGACGTAGGAAGCCTGGTATCGGCCGGACGGGAGCTTGCGGACGTGTCCGAAGCTGCGCCGGCGCTTCACTGATGAATCGACTCTCCGGTGCGCCGGCGTTCTCGTTGCAGACTGCGGCGCAGGCGCCATTCGGCCTTGTCGACCCCGTGGATCCTGAGATCGCCGTACTTCTTCGAGTATCGGAACGGCCGGGACCATCTCGAGTAGTAGAAGCGCCGGTCGACCAGTCTGGCCATCCGGTCGCCCGGTTGCACCAGCACACAGACCATCGCGAGGCCGACGATGGCGATGATCATTTCATTTTCAGACATGTTCACCTCCTCCCCTTGCGAGCGTCGGGATCACCTGCTAGACCACGAACGTGTGTTCGTAAAGGAGAAAGGCACGTGACCGATGGCACGGAGGTAAAGCAGGCGTTTGATCGGTGGTTCACCTTGGCTTCAGAGCTTCGTCGGTCCAACGGTCGATCGCCGTCTTCAGGTCTTCCGCCATCTTGCGAAGGTCCTTCTCTCGCTGCTCGAGCTCCTCTGGCACCGGAGGCAGCCCCTGGGCCATTCGGTCGAAAGCGTCGGGCGGCCACTGCAAGGAAAGGCCGTACTTAGTCCGGGTCGTTCCCCGGGCTGGCCACCGGCCCTCGTTCTCGAACGCCGCGACCACGGTGCGCTCAGGTCCCCCGCGTTCTTTCAAGTTCTGAGCCGCTAGACCCAGCTCCTCTCGGCGACGACGGGCCCAGTTTTGAGCCTGGCGGGTGAACTCCTCGCTCGGCTCCTCGAACCGGGGCCGCTCGGGACACATGAGCAACATTGTGACCTCCGACACTTCTGGATCGCAACAGATGGTAAGGGATTGTTGCAGATAACCGCTGATAAATGCAAGTGGTAGCGGAAACAGCGGATTACACCTTGACTTTCGGTTTTCCACCGTTTACGTTGGGGATATGCACCAATCTCTCTCCCTCGGGACCGAAGAGGTGGCCGCTCAGCTGGGTGTCTCCACCGAGACCGTGTACGAGCTGGTCAGGAACGGGTCGATCCCGGCGTTTCGAGTCAGCAAGTTCTTCCGATTCCGCCAGTCGGACATCGATGAGTACCTGAGCAAGGTCCAAACACCTCAGAGCAGGTCATCGCTGTGAACTGGCAATACCCGGTCGCCGCGCCCATCTTCACGGGCCTGGTCGCCCAAATGGTGCGCGAGGACGCCGAGGCCGAGGGCGGTCGCCCCAAGGCGTTCGACACCTTGCTGCGGTTCTCCGACGCCGGTGCGTGCGCTCGCAAGATGGCCTTTAACGCGATGGGCATCGCCGAGTCCGATCCGATGGACGCCGGCGGTCACTGGGTGACCTTCCTGGGCAAGCTGGTCCACGAGCGCCTCCAGCAGGCGGTCGAGGTGCGGTTCCCCGGCGCCAACTTTGAGACCCCGGCATCGCTGGTCGGCTTCGGGCTCGATTCGTCGGGCCATTCCGACGTCGACGTCGATGGTGAGATCGTCGACGCGTACCTGAAAGCCACCGCGTTCGGTGAGTGGGACGGCGGCCGGGTGCTCTACGAGCTCAAGACCATCGGCGGCTACGGATTCAACAAGGCCATCGGGCTCGACAAGCGCAAGCGTCAACTCAACACGCCCGGGGGCCCCCGTCACACGGCCGTGCTCCAGGGTGGGCTCAACGCGCTGGCCAATGACTGCGAGACCGTGATCATCGGCTATCTGGCCATGGAATCGGTCAGCATCCAGCTCGCCCAGGACGCCGGCATGCGGCCGATGGACCGTTTCTGCGTCGAGTGGCACATTCCCCGTGACGTTTGGGAGCCGATGGCCCGGGCCGAGATGGACCGGCAGAACGCGCTATTCGAGTACGTCACCGAGGGGCTGCTTCCCCCGGGCGAGGCGGTTGGGGATGACGGCGAACTGATCTCGCTCAACCCGCACGACAAGAAGATCCAGTGGCAATGCGTCTACTGTTCGCATCGGCACAACTGCGAGGGATCGTGGTAGCCGAACCAACGCTCGCCGCGGTCCCGGACGCTCTCGACTGGGACGTGCCGATCCACGTGGCCATGCAGCGGATCTTTGCTGACATCGAACCCATCGCTAAGACCGAGCAGAACGAGCAGCAGAAGTACAGCTTCCGCGGGGTCGACACCGTGATGAACGCCCTGCACGAAATCTTCAATCGGCACCACGTGATCCCGCTGCCGCGCTACACGATGCTCGGATCCGAGCAACGGCCGACCAGGAGCGGTGGCGAGCTGCGCTTCGTGACCCTGCGTGTCCGCATCAAGTGTGTCGGGCCCCAGGGCGACTCGTTGACCCTCCAGACCATCGGCGAGGCGGCCGACACCTCGGACAAGGCGTGCAACCAGGCTATGCAGGCCGGGCTCAAGTACGCCCTGTTCCACACCTTCCTGATTCCGACCGGCGAAAAAGACGCCGATGCTACGACGCACGAGCTCGGGGGAGCGATCCAGCGCGAGAATCAGGGCCAGCCCGGTCGGTCGGCTCGCCCATCGGGTCGACCGACCGGGCCCTCTCCTGTCCAACCGGCACCCGGGGCCAAGAAGGGCGACCGGGGAATGATCACGGTCAAGCAGGGCAACGCCCTGTTCGCGATTAGCCGGCGCCTCGACTTCGAGCTTGCTGATTTCCTCCAGCTCATGTTCGAGCGCGACGAGGACCATCTGACCTTGGAAGAGGCCAAGCAGCTGATCGACGACCTCAACTCCCAAGCGATCGACCCCGTGCAGTTGCTTGAGGCGGCGGCTCAGTGAAGCGCACCGGGTTCAAGCCCAAGACCGAGCCGACCGAATACGACCTCGAGCTCGACCGGATCACGCCCTGGCTTGAGCAGCGATCGCACAACGAGTGCGAGATCGGCATCCCGGGGGTCTGCACGGGGTTCGCCGAGCACCGGCACCACCGCAAGCGCCGCGGCCAGGGTGGCTCGAACCGCCTCGTCAACCTTCTCCACTCATGTGGCGCGTGCCACAGGTTCGTCCACCGCAACCCGAAGTGGGCTCTCGAGCGCCGCTACCTGCTCAACAGCTGGGACGACGAGGCGCTGCCGGTCATGCACAACCCGCCGCCGCTCGAGTCTGCTGACGTGCTCGAGCACCAGGACACCCACGCGGAAGCGCACGGCGACCGATGAGTCTGCGCGTGGTGAGAGACCGCGACCTGGGATTCGAGCACGCGGCGGCCATCGTCCGGGAGGCCCAGCCGCCGACCCTGTTCGATCGAACATGGCTCAGCAGTCAACCCACTATCGCCGAGATGTTTGCCGAGTTCCACCGGATCAACCCCCACGTCTACGACGCGCTCGTGAAGTTGGCCCGGCAGTCGTTGGTCCGGGGCAAGCGCACGGGGATCGGCGCTCTGTTTGAGGTGCTTCGGTGGCAGTGGGTGATCGAGACGGGGAGCGTCGACGAGTTTCGGCTGAACAACAACATGCGCAGCCGGTACGCGCGCCTGATCATGGCGCAGGAACCGGACCTTGAGGGGTTCTTTGACATTCGGGAACTGAGGGCGCCGTGAGGGCCCTGGCGCTGCTCGCCAAGCCCCCGCGCTGGCGCCATTTCGTTCCCGCCGCGCCGAGCGGCCACATCTTCGGCTGGTGGACCTATGAGTGCGCGGTCCATGGGTCGATCCGTCATCGCTCGACCGAGGCATTGACCGTCGCGGCACAGCACCGCGCATGCAGCCCGGAGGCGGCCGTCACGAACTAATCCACGGGCCTACATATCACCGCGCGCAACCTGGATGCCACGAGCATCAACGCCCCGGCAGTTCACCGGGAGGCGAGCAGGCGAGCGCATCAGCGGCGAAGCCCCACCACCTACCGCATTTCTCGGAAAGGAGTGGCAAATGCGCCGCTTATTAGATTTATCAAGGAGCGTTGCAGCATGGGTAGTCATGAGTTGGACACGAGCGGCCGGCACGGCGGTATGCGTGTTGTTGCTGGTGACGCTGGGGATACTGCCGGGTCCAAACTTGAGCCCTGCGCCCGTTGTCTTGCGATTGCCCAGAAGCGCATCAGTTCGGACATCTGGGTCTACCGCCATCGCCCTGGCGGCTGCCCCCTCAACGACGACGGTTCCTTACGCCCCACCGACGACGACCACAACCGCACCGGCCCCAGTCGCCACCCCGCCGGTCTCCGTGCCGACAACGATCCCGACGGAGGGATCTGTCAGTGGTGACCCTTACCCGGGGGCCTTCGCGGCGCTCTCGCCCTCCGACCAGGCTGCCTTTGCCTGCATCCGACAGGCCGAGTCCGGTGACACCTACACCGACGACACCGGCAACGGGTACTACGGCGCGTACCAGTTCATGGAGGGGACGTGGCTGGGCATCGGCGAGTCGGGCTATCCGAACGGCGCTGCGCCGGTGGTGCAAGACGACGGAGCCGCGGCACTCATGGAGCGGTCGGGATGGGGACAATGGTCGACGGCCACCGGGTGCGGCCGGTGACTCGTTCCCGAGGTGCCTTCCTTGAGCCCCACCTACGCGGGCTCGTGACGCGCGCCCTGCGACCCAGCGAAGTCATCGGTGCGTGCTGCTATCACGTCGGCTGCACCCGCGAGAGCTTCGGGGTCCCGGGCGGCGAAGGCGTGCGAGCCCGTCGCCTCGCCGTTCTGGTGCTCAGAGGCGAGGGGTTCAGCTTCCCCGAGGTCGGGCGGATGCTGGGCTACGCGGATCACACGGGGGCCAAGGCGATGGAGGACACCGCGACGGCCGTTGACTGGGGCGAGGCCCGATCCATCGCATGGAAGCTCGTCGCGCGGTTGGTGGCGGCATGAGCGAATCAAGTTCTCCTGTATTTCGCAACCTCTCGGGTCCTTACGGGACCATCGTCGCTGACCCGCCGTGGATGTATCAGAAGGACCCAGGAGGCAAGAGTCAGGCCAGTGGTCCTCGGAGGCAGGCCGAGGCGATCTATTCGACCCTGACTAACGAGGAGATCCTGGCGCTCCCCGTGCGGGACCTCGCGGGCGAGAGTGCCCACCTCTACCTGTGGTTCACCAACCCCGGCATGTTTGGCGGCCGGTTCTCGGACGTGACCCCGAAAGCCATCGCAGAGGCGTGGGGGTTCGAGTTCAAGACCGTGCTGACTTGGGTGAAGCCTGGCGGCGGCGGGATGGGCTGGTTCTTTCGAGGCCAGACCGAGCACGTCCTGTTCGCCACCCGCGGCGGGAAGTACGCAGCGATCCCCGCTGAGAAGCGGGAGCCGAACGTCATCGACAGCCGCAAGACCGGACACTCGCAGAAGCCCCCCGCGTTCTTCGATCTCGTGGAGCGAGTGTCGCCTGGGCCATACGTCGAACTGTTTGCCCGTCAACCCCGACTGGGGTGGGATTCCTGGGGCTACGGCCACGAGGCGGTGGCCGTCTGATGGTTTCTTTCACTACCCGCGATGTCCATGAGCCGCTCGGCTATTTCGTCGCGCTGCGCGAACACGGAAGATGGACTGACTTCTGGGACGGTGAAGTCCACACAACCATCGATGCTGCAAAGGCATCGGCTGATGTCGCATCGGAGCGTGACGGAGAGTTGCAGGGCTGGGAGGTTGTCGTATGCCGCCTAGTGCCCGTTGAGGACATCCGTAACCCCGGAAACGGTGACCGGTGAGTGCAGGGAGGCGACACATGCCTCCTGACCAGGTAGACTCTCCTGCGGGAGAGGCGTATGGGGCCTCTCCCGTTTCGCGTCTCTGGGAATACTTCATCCAGTACGAGGTCTTCGAGCGATCCGGCCTGGACGATGGCAGCGGATGGTTTGAGACGCTGACGGATTGGGTCACCGTAGAGGCGCCATCGTGGAGTGAAGCTCGGCGTCTCGGTCGTGCGAAGGTTGAGGTCGAGTTTCCCAAAGGCGGCGTCTACGAGAACCGCCGCGACGGTCTGCATCCCTACCACGGCGAGCACGTTCGCCGGCTGCTGGTGAGCGATGCCTGACGAACGGTCTTCGTCCACTATTTCGCCACTCAGTGATGAGGATATTGAGGCGCTGCGGCAGGACCGAGGGACGGCCTACGCGATCCGCAATGACCGCCTGCTCGCCACCTTAGACGCCAAGGACCGGGAGTGGAACGCCCACGAGGCGAGCTGCATGAAGGCGGTCATGGACGAGTGCGACGAAGTGAAGAGGCAGCGCGACGCCCTGGTGGCCTACGGGGAGGAAGGGTGGTCGTGGGTGGAGGACATCCTGAACGCGCTTCACCCTGACGCCACAGTGTTCGACTTCAAGGAACGCATCGACGCCCTGGTGGCCGACCGGGACCGGCTGCTAGTAGCCGCTGGGATCGCCATAGAGGCGTTCACTCAGGTTGAGGATGATGTTCGCTACGACCCCGTGTTCTGGGCTGCGATGACACCCTTGCGAGAGGCCCGCGCCGACATCACGGCGAAATCCATTGCCCGGACCGCACTAAATCCACAGATGAAAACCGAGGAGCAGTGATGGCCGACACCTGGGACGACCTCATTGACGAATGGAACCAGAAGGAGTTCTTCGACTGGATCGAGGAGCAGTTCGACTGGATCGAGGAGCAGGTAGTTCCTCTCAATGAAACAGGGATGACGTGACCACCCGCGTCGTTCGCAAGGAAATCGTCTGTGACGGATGTCAAGCCCGCATCGAGTTTGAGAGGGCTTCGGAGGTCCAGGGGTGGCTCGTGTTGGCCATCGGTTACTTCGGAGATCAGATCAGCCCTAACCGACACTTCTGCCGAGTCATGTGCCTGACTCAGTACGTTTTGACGCAACTGAGGCAGGCGTCGTGAAGCGAATTACAAACCAAATAACCAGCTAGGAGCATTGAAAATGACAGATTTCCAGACCATCGAGGTCAATGGCATCAAGCTCGAAGTCGATTTGCGGACAGCTCGCAGGATTGAGAGTTACCGCGTTGGCGACCGGGTGAAGATCCTTATCAAGGACTACTCGGGATACACGCCTCACCCTGGCGTCATCGTCGGGTTCGATGCGTTTGAGCACCTTCCCACGATCACCGTGGCCTACCTCGACGTGGGGTACTCCAAGGCCGAGATCAAGTTCGCCTACATCAACTCACAGACCGAGGAAACCGAGATCACCACCGACGCTGGCGACATCCTCGTCGACAAAACAGAGGTGACCTCTCTGATCGAAAAGGAGATCGCTCGCAAGCGCGACGAGATCGAGGACCTTGAGCGCAAGAGGGCCTACTTCGAGTCGCACTTCGCCCGCTACTTCTCCGACGCCGAAGATCTTGCCGCTCGCGTGGACGGCTGACCGAGTTACTTGCGAAAGAAGATGCCGATGCCTAGATACCGAAAGAAGCCTGTCGTCATCGAGGCTCGACAGCTCGACAAGACCAACGGGGACGCCCTAGCTCGCTGGTGTGACGGTTCGACTCAGTTCGAGCACAGCGACGGGACCTGTTGCGTCGAGATACGGACGCTAGAGGGCACGATGTTGGCCGAAATAGGCGACTGGATCATCCGAGGGGTGAAGGGTGAGTTCTACCCGTGCAAGCCCGACATCTTTGAGGCAACCTATGAGCCTGCCTGATTGGGGTTGCGGTCAAGGGACCGGGTTTCCAGGAGTGCCGACTGAAGCACCCGTCGAGCAGCTAGAGCTAGAGGCCGTTGTCTTGTTGGCTCTCGCCCATTTCGTTCATATGGACAAAGCCAACGCCGCCATCCATTGCGGCGAAGTCCGGTTTAGTCCGATGACGTTCCGGTTAGCCGAGGCAGTCCCTCACCTAGCAGCCACGAACGACGATGTGGCCGAAGTCTGGCAACACCGAGGAGCCTATGAAGAGGACAGGGGCCGTTGAACACGCGGAGTTTCCAGATGTTTGGCGAGAGGAGCGGTGATGGTTGAACAGAGTCAAAGACCCACCGTGTCCCTGTCGCTGCACGGTCCCGGCGTGACCATTGGGGACGCTGCCCAGGTTGGGGTGGCTGGCAAGGAGTTGATGGACGCCATCGCCCAAGAGATGGGCGTGGACGCCCACTTCGAGATCACTGCGATCCAGTTCAGGTGTGACGGGTGCGGCCTGACACGACCTGACCGTCCCGGCCCGGATGAGGGTTGGTCATATGTCGATGGCGAGGATCATTGCCCGGTCTGCACCAGCGAAGTTGGGAGCAAAGAGACGTGAAGATGACCTCTGACACCCATGTGCAGTCGATGGCCTGTCTTTCGTGCGGGCTAGCTGGGCTCACCCCGGCAGACCATTTCCCGCAAGACGACGGATTGTGGGACCAACCCTGTCCTCGATGCGAGCAAATGATGGTCTGGGTTACTGAGCCCATCCCACGGGAGGAGTGGGAGGCAATGAAGAACGAGGACGGCGATGTCTAATCCGAGTCCAGTAGACGACCGGGCCGCGGTGCCTGAGCCCCGGCTGCTTTGCGATCACATCTGTCTCCTCGATGATGGGCATGTCGCTCGCGGCGAAGGCCACCAGTACGGCTACGAGAACCCGCCGCCACGGGTTCGACCTCGGCTCCAACCCGCCGAGAACATGGCCCTCACGGTTGCCCTGGCCCAAATCAGGCGCGGTGATGAGGTCCCACCGAACACGACGGCCGCGCTGGTGTTCGCCTTAGAGCGCATCTGCCGTGGCGAAAATGGCGACGAAGATGCCTGGCGTCATCGTCAGTTCGTCACGCCTTTGCGCTTCCTCTGCGAGATCAGCATGGACGGCTGGGGCTACACCTACGAGGACGAGGTGCCCCCGGCCCAGCTTTACCGAGTCGTACGGTACGAGTCCTACGAGTGCGAATGCTGTACGGGTGGCGAGAACGTGGTGATTTCCGAGCACCCCACCCGACCGGCAGCGGATGTGGTGGCTTGCCAGCATCCGGGCGCCTGGGTTGAGGCGTGGGACACCTGCATTGACGGGCCGGAGTTGGAGAGCCACTGGCGTCGGTTGCCCACCCTCATGCGCCACGTAGGGCTGACTCCGCGCAAGTTGGAGGGGGATGTTTGATGGCCACTCTTGATCCTGCTGAGACGAAGGCTCTGATGGACGCACTCAGGTCCCTGAGCAGCGGAGTTGGCGACGAAGAACCATGATCCTCGCCGCAGCGATTACCCGAGAGACCGTGACCATCGAACTGGCCGAGTGGCATGACGGCTACGCCGACACCAGGCACCTGACCATCAGCCCTGGAACGCCCTACGAGGAGCCGATGCTGGTCCATGAGTGGATCTGGCCCTACACCGCCGGCCCGGCGGTTTGCCGTGTCATCAGAGGCGGCGAGGTCGAGACCTGGGCGCATCCGATGGGCGTCCTGGTGGAGGCGAAGTAGATGGCAAACATCAGCGTGACCACCGTGGGCTTGACGATTCCGGCCCCCGCCGAGCTCTGGACCGCCAATGCACAACGACGCATGCACTGGGGCCGACGAGCGATGCTCACTCAGCAATGGCGGTGGGCCACCAAGCTGCATGCCCTGGCCAACAAGGTCCCTTCGTTCGTCACGGTCGAGATCGACGCGCACGTGACCAAGACGGGCAAGCGCAAGACCGACGCCGACGCCTACGCGCCTGTGATCAAGGCGTGCATCGACGGGCTGGTGGACGCCCGGGTGCTCGAGGACGACACGCCCGGGATCGTGAGGGCCATCCGTTACCACCCTGCCGTGGTCGACAAGACCGACACCGTGACCCTGCTACTGAGAGGACAATTGGCGTGAGCGAAGTACCGAACGTGAGCGTGGCACTTCGGAGGGCCGGGCACCGAGTTAGTGGCGTCCCCACCTGGGATCGCGTCGCCGAAGCCATCGAAAAGGACGTGCCCCAGTTTCTGGACGATCTGGTCGACGCTGGCGTGCTGCTCAAGCACGACGGGCCCTTCCCCTGCTACCAGCCCGCGCCCACCGAGCCTGAGCACGTCCACCATTTCCACGTGGTATGTCAGGAGTGCGGCGAAGAGCCATCCCGAGGGCCTTGGGACGGCGATCCCTGGATCCCTGTCTGGGGAGAGGGCACGACCTAGCCTTAGACCATGACCCGGCGCTGCCGGCTGTGCGGAGAGCCCCTGGTGAACCTGGGCAACGGGTTCATGGTATGTGGGCACTGTGACCAGCCGTGCTCGGTCGAGTCGGTCTGTCGGCATTGCCAACGTTGGGACGCCACCAGCTTCCCGGCCGGTCCACCCTCAGGCCGCGAGAACGCGGCCTGATAAGCCACCGGCGCCGCTAGACCCGTACTTACGCTGAGACGCGCAAACGGGCCGGCCCTCGGAAGAGCTCGGCCCGCTGCGTCACCTGGTGAGGCGTGATTACCGCGCTTACCCAGAAATCAACCTTGTGCAATGAGCATGTAACGAGCGTGACGGCCGATGGTCACCCTGCGAAGTCCTCTTTGCAAGCCATCTGACCGCAGTCCTGGCACTCGTAGAGGTCTTCGCCCGAACCGTCGTCCAGCCCGATGTGGCGGACGTTTCGACTCGAGCAGGCAGGGCACTTCGCTTGAATGGTGATCTTCATGACTGAGGGACGTGCGTCGAACGATTACAGACGCGACAGACGATCCAGTATTCACCCCTGGGCCGATACTCGCCATCGACGATCCCATCCATCTCGAACGGGCCGACGACGTCGGTAGCGTCACAATGTGAACAAGCGTGACTGAATCGCTCAACAAACGTCACATCTCCCAGCACCTCGGGGGCGATGTCCTCGGGACGCTTGCCGATCATCTCAGCGAGCCGGTCGAGAATGTTCTCCAGAGCCGCCCCGGGCTCGGGCTCATCGCCGGCCTGGACCTCGTGCAGCTTGCGTAAGACGTAGGAAGCCAAGCCTTCGACCTCGTTGACCAGGTCGCTCAGTTCGTCGAGCACTGCGGAATCCGTGATCATCGCTCAAACCCGCCGATCTCCTCATGACGATTGGCGATGGCCTGGGCGTCTCGCGGTTCGTCCTGGGCGATGCCCACGGGGCCGCACTGGTCGCACATGGCCAGGTAGCCCGGGTGGCCCGGGTAGAACGGATCGGCCACGGTGGTATCGATCCTGCATCGGTGTGTTGTCATGGTCCCTGCTCGCTTCCTGGACTGGCCCATCCAGCCCGGCCGGCCACCTCGTGAGAAGTGACCGAGCCGCGCTATACGGACCTGGTGGCGTCCTCGTCCTCCAAGGCGAGAAGCCCATCCATGACGGCCCGGGCGCACCTTTCGGCGATCATGTAGAGGCAGACACGGGCGCAATGGTCCATATCGGATGCATCGGCGCCCAATTCGGTCGGGTCCTCGTTGTAGGCGCATAGGTCCACGAACTCGGACCACATCTGATGGGTGTAGATATCGGGCCCACCATCGGCCGCCTCGAGGACGAGGCCCAGGGCCTCGTCCTCGCCCACCTGCTTATCGTTGTACTCCCAGGCGTCCACCACGGCGTCCCGCACGCTCTCCAACATCTTGGCGCCGGCGGACGTGGGACTGTCAGGGCTCGCCGCATCCGGCTTCGCTGGCCAGCCTGTAGGCGGTCCATTCTCTCGGGTCCTCAAACATGATTGTCCTCTCTCGGGACGGCCCATCCATCCCAGGAAGAGCGCCGACACGCTCTCCCCGCGACCCACGGGCCTACGCTGCTCGGCGTTTCCTGCTCGCCCGCCACGCTCGGATCGTCTCTGGCCACCAGAGATCAACCCCAGAGGCTTGAAAGTCGGCCGGCGGGAGCTGCCCACGCTGGCCCCAGGAGTAAACGGTGCGAGGCGAAACGCCCAGGAGGGTGGCGATTTCTTGAGCACCCATCGGGGCGATACGCTCGGCTTCGGCCCTGGTCTCGATCACTTCGGCGGCCCAGGTCTCGGCCGTCATGGTGAAGAGTGCGCCCTGGTCCTGGTCGGCCGCCAGGCGGGAGACGAGGTCGACCAGCTCGCGCTCGATCATCCGCGGCGTTGCTTGCCAGAGTTTCAACGCTTGGCGCTGGTGGTCCCCGTCGAGACCGTGAAAGAGCGCGGCGGCCCACAGAGGCAAGAGACCGAGGCGAACACCCTCGCGGGTCTCATCGCAGCTGTTGAGCAGGCGCAAACGGCGCGAGATGGTGTCGGCGGACTTTCCAGAAGCTTTGGCGAGCTCGGCCACAGACCATCCGTCACCCAGGCGCTTGGCGTAGCCTTCGGCTTCGTCGAACGGATCCAGGTCGGCCCGGGCCGTGTTCTCGGCCAGCATGACGGCAGAGGCTTCGCGGTCGGAGTACTGGCGAACAATGGCTTCGATGACGTTCAAACCGAGGTGATCCCGGGTGGCCCGAAAACGACGTTCGCCGGCCACGATCTGGAAGCGATTAGGACCGACGAGACGGACCGTGATCGGTTGGGCTAGTCCGTTGGTGCGGATCGATTCGGCCAGCTCGGCTAATTCACGAGCGTCGAAGCGTTGCCGGTCGTTGTCGCCGGGGATGATGCAGGCAACTGGAAGAAGCTGAATCTCTGCGGCGGTTGCATCACTCATATATGCATGTATACCACGGATTACCGCAGGATGCTAGAGGATACCGCAGGATTGTGGTGGATTGTTGGCCGGCGCCGTGACAGTAAGTACAGGCAGAGAGCGCAGCACAGCACGAGGCGAAGCCACAGCGAGACCAGCCGCCGCCATCTACTTCACAGCGTTGGCAGTCGAGTGCATAACAAGGTGACGCAAGCAACCTGGGGTTGTGATTGTGGATGGGTGTGCTTCCATCCCGCATGGTGGGGTTCTTTCGTTTGGATGGCTGGCAATCCCCACACTCAATGTCACTCAAATGCTTGCATTTGCGCAGCTAGAAGCTGTTTAACCCGGTATGTGCCATCTCAGTTGTGGCATTGAAAGTGTTACCCCAAGAAGTTTTTTTCACCCCCCAAACTCGAACCCCAAACGGCTGTGAGAGGGAAGAGGCGGGTGTGCTACACCCCTGGTAGTGTGGTACACCGTGAAGGGCTCCAAGATCATCCACGTCCGCTTCCCGCCCGACGACCTGGCCAGGCTCGAGACCCTCTGCCTGGCCACGGCCAAGACCCCCACCGAGGTCATCCGGGCCCTCGTGCGCAAGGAATCCTCGACAGAACCATCCCCGAGACCGACCGTCCCGGCTCCCGAGGCCAAACCGAACCGGGGACACGCACCGACCTGCCCGTGCGCCCTCTGCCGCGTCTGACCGTTTCCAGAGGCGCCAACCCGAAGCGAAGCGAAGGGGCGGCAGGCTTGCCTCTGGTCGCTTAGTCCCAACCTCAGCGCAGACAGGCGCTTTGCTGGCGCAGCAGCGTGCCAAGAAACCCCTGTGGATCGCAAGGGGATTTCTTGGGGATCTGAGGTTTCCCGCTGGGGGCACGAAAACCCACCGTCGTCCACAGGTCATCCCCTGATCGTGCGGCTTGACGGGCTATTCTGACCCCCGTCCCACACCTTCTGCACACAGGAGAGACCCATGGCGCTGACCGACCGCATCGTTGAGCTCATCCACGAGGTGCTCGGCACCCGCCCAGGGGCAATCGTGGGCGAGATCGAGCAATCCGGGTTCGAGAAGGTTCTCGCCCAAGTGGCCGCAGACGCCGCCGCCGAGTTCGTCAAGGTCATCCCCGACGCCGCAGCGACCGAAGAGGCCGTCAAGACCGTCATCGCGGCGATCGACGAGGTCGCCAAGGTGGTCCGTGGGTTGAAGGCCGCCGACGACGCCAAGAAGGCCGAGCCGACCACAACCCCCGCTCCGGTCCCTGGGCCCACCACGACCCCTGTGCCCTTCGCGTCGCCGACCACGACCCCTGTGCCCTTCGCGTCGCCTGCGCCCTTCACGGCGCCGACCACGACCCCTGCGCCCTTCACGGCGCCTGAGCCCACCACGACGGCCCCTCCGGCACCCAGCACCACCTAGCACCAGGTGGCGGGCAAGGGGGACGCCAACATTCCCCAGCCGGGGGTGTTGGTCCGCAAGAAACGCGAAGCCCAGGACCGGGTTCTGTCGCTTTTGTCGCAGGGGGTCACGGTCTCCGACGCCATGGACGCCGTGGGGCGAGCCCGGCCGACCTTCTACCACTGGAGCGCCAATGAGCCGTGGTTCCGAGACCGCGCCGAGAGTGTCCGGGCCCGTGAGATGGGCGAAGAGGCGCCTCCGTTCACGGCGTTCCGCAAAGCCTTCTTCGGGTTCGAGACCTTCTGGCACCAGGAGAAGATCGTCACCGCGCTGGAGGCCGCCCCGGCTCGCAGTGTGACCATGGTCCTGCTTCCGCCCGGGGCCGGGAAGACCACCGTCCTCGAGGACTACGTCTGCTACCTCCTCGCAACAGACCCCAACGAGCGGATCTGCGTCATCTCTGAGGCCCAGGCCCACGCCCGCAAGATCATCCGACGGGTGTCCAACCGGATGACCGACCGTTCGCTCTTCGGGGCGTTCATCGACAGATTCGGGCCGTTCAAGGCCGACGACAACGAGCAGAATCGCCCCTGGTCAGCCGATGTTTTGACCATGGTGCAAGCCTCGTCGGGAGAGCGGGACTACTCGCTCGAGTGCCGGGGAGCGGGGAGCTCGATCTACGGTGCCCGCTTCTCGCGCATCCTCTTGGACGACGTGCAATCGCTCAAGAACCTCGCCGCAACCCCGTCCCTGGTCGAGTACTTCCGCCAGGACGTCTACACCCGCCTTCCACCCGACATGACGACCGGGCGCGTCTACATCGTGGGAACCCGGGTCGGCAACGATGACTTCTACGAGACCCTGTTGACCGAGGGGATCGTCGACGAGCTCATCAAGATCCCGGCCCTGATCGAGCACCCCGACGATCCCGACGTCAAGCACTCCTACTGGCCCAAGCGGACCATGGCCGACGGCACGACGGTCGGGTTCGACGTCGACGACCTGGCCCAGATCGAGGCCAAGGTGGGCGAGACCACCTGGTCACGGGTCTACATGCAAGAGCCGGTCTCCAAACGCGGCCAGACGTTCTCGGAGAAGGCGATCCGGGGGGCCCTGGACGAAGAGCGGTCGATTCTTGATACCACGAACCCGGGCATGCTCACCATCGCCGCCCTCGACCCAGCCCTGGCCGGGCACAGCGTGTTCCGGGTGGCTTCGCTTACCTACGACAAGCTCTTCCTGCTCGACGGGCGCAACGAGGAGGGACTGGCCCGCTTCGAGGATATGTGGGAGATCATCAACGACCTCTCGGCCATGTGGCACCCCTCCCTCTGGATCATCGAGGGCAACGCGATCCAGGGCGGGATCGCCCGCTCGGACCGGATCGAAGAGGTGGCGCGCCAGCACGGGTTCCACATCGTCAGCCACCAGACCGGGCGCAACAAGTTCGACGACGTGATCGGGGTCACGTCGATGTCCCAGTCCTTCGCCACCAACTCGATCTCGATCCCGTGGAAGGACGACGTCTCGCAACGCGCCTTCGCCCTGCTCCCCGAAGAGCTCCGTCGCTGGCGACCTGATGTTCCGACGAAGCTCCTGCGCCAGGACGAGGTCATGTGCCTGTGGTTCCTGCACTTGCACTGGCAGCAGCTCCGTCACTCGCTCGCCACCCGGATCGACGGCCGCATCCTCACCCAGCGGCTCCCCTGGCGACCGATGGGCCTTCCCACCATGGCGGCGGTGGGCTGATGGAACGTGATTCGGTGGGCAAGGTGCGCAACACCGGCGGACTCATGGAGATCGAGGCCATAGATCCCCATGGCACTCTCGCCTACCAGGAGTGGTGCGACGAAACAGGCTTCGACCCTCTGACTAGGGAATATAAGAACCCAGCCCCCGGCGTGCGTGTTCACTTCCATGATCCCACCACACTGCGCGGAGGCAACTCGTGGTAGACACCCTGGCCAAGGTCGGCGACGGGACCAACATTCGCGCCGGCATCCCGTTCGACCAGATCGTGTCGATCATGCGCCAACGGCGCAGCCAGCAGTCCGCTCTGATCACTCAGATGATCGACATTCGGGACCGTTACAACGGCGACGTGGTCCTCCCGGTCCCCGACGTCGACAAGTCCCCGACCATGGACCCCCCGGTGCCGCGTCTCATCGCTCAGGCCGTTGACGGGACGGCCTTGCGGGCGGCTTCGCCGGCGCCGACGATCGTCTGCCCGATCCTGGACCCGACCTCAGTGCGTTCGATCGAGCGCGCGTCGACCCGGCGCAAGATGCTCTACGCCCGCTGGCACACGAGCCAGGTCAAGATCAAGCTCTACCGTTCCTACCGGCACCTGGTGGGCTACGGCACCTGTGCGTGGCTGGTCATGCCCGACGACGAAGCGGGACATGCCCGGATCGAGCTGCGCGATCCGCTGACCTCGTATCCCGAGCTCCGTTCGCCCGACGACATTCGCGACCCGATCAACGTCGGGTTCATCTTCGGCCGCTCGATCGACTGGATCACCAAGAACTACCCGGAGAGCGCGGGCTTCTTCTACAACGCCGCGGCCAAGAACTGGGACACCCTCTGGGACGTTGTCGAGTGGATCGACCGTGACGAGATCGTTGTTGGGATCTTGGGACCCCGGATGCCCGCCTACCAGCCCAACGACGCCCAGCCCTACGGGTACAACGGTTTCGAGCTGCGCCGGTGGAAGAACAAGGCCGGCATGGTCCCGATGGTCATGCCCCAGCGCGTCACACTCGATCGGATCCAGGGCCAGATGTCGACGATGATCGACACGGTCGACCTGCACACTCGGATGACCGCGCTGGAGGTTCTGGCCGCCGAGCGCCATGTGTTCCCCGACCTGGTGATCATGGGTGAGGCCAACCAGCAACCTCAGCTCGTGAACGGCAACTGGCGCGACGGGCGGACGGGCGAGGCGAACCTGGTCTCAGGCGCGCGCTCGGTGCAGTACCTGTCCACCCAGATGCCCCCGGCCATCCCCGCCGTGGTTGAGCAGCTTGAGCAGGCCATCAGGGAGACCGGCGGGGCGTCGGGCATGTTCGGCGGTCAGAACCCCGGCGGGTTGCGGACCGGACGCGCGCTCGATTCCATGGGCAGCTTCTCGATCGACCCGAGGGTCGAAGAGGCGCAGCGGCTCCAGGAAAAGGCCCTCGGCGTGGTGAATTCCGCGGTCATCGCGGTCGAGAAGGGCTATTACCCGGGCCACAAGTTCTGGTCGTTCACCGGCCTCCAGGGCGACGAGGCGATGGTCGAGTACTGCCCCAGCAAGGATCTCGATTCAGGCGAGAACGCGGTGCAGTACCCAATCCCGGGTGCCGACATCTCCCAGCTCTCGGTCGCGGTGTCCCAGCTTGTCGGTTCCCAGCTCATGTCCAAGCGCACCGGCCGGGTCAAGCATCCGTTCATCGACGACGCCGAGCTCGAAGAAGAGCTGATCGACGAAGAGCAGATGCGCACCGCCCTCCTCCAAGGGCTGTCCCAGCAGCTTGTCCAAGGCGCGATGCCGCCGAGGGACGCGGCTCGTGTCATCCAACTGCTCCGGTCCAAGAAGACGCTCGAGGACGCGGTCATGCAGGCCCAGGAAGAGGCTCAGGCACGCCAGGCCACCCAAGCGCCGCCTCCGGGCCCCGGTCAGGCCGCGGCGCCTCAGACGATGCCCGGTCTCGGGCCGCCGGGCCAGGGCGCCGAGCAACCACCAGGTCCGGGAGGCCCCCCCGGTGGTGGACAGCCGCCGATCCCGATGCCGCCGGCCAGCCTCGCCAACTTCCACGCCCTGGTGCGAAACCTAAACTCGAACCCGGTCACGCCATCGACCGGCGGCCCGCCCGTCTGATGCGGCTCAGCGAAACCCCACTGCGCACGGTCATCATCTGTCGGCACTGCTCGTGTGACCCCGAGATCGAGATCGTGGGCGAGGAGATTCACGTCACCCATGATCCCGGCTGCTACGCGCCGAAGATGCACGTGGCGAGGTTCAACTGATGCCTCGCTCCGCGCCAGCGCCCCCGATGCCGGCTCCAGGTCCCCAGGCCAACCGGACGGACCTGCTTACGCCGGCCGTCCAGCCCCAGCCCCAGGGCCAGCCCAACGGCCAGCCGATCCAAGTGCCGACGGGACTTCCTTATGGGGAGAACCAGCAACTCCAGCAGGCGCAGTCGGCCGTCCCTCTGCCCGGGATGCCCCAGGCTCCAACTCCGCCCCCTGGGGCATCCGGGCAGCCTCCGGGTGGGATTGCGGCTGCTCTCGGTGCGGCTCGGCAGTTCCAGATGCCTGACATGGGCAACTTCCAGCGTGGGACCGAGCGGCCGGGCGAGGCGGTCACCGCCGGTCTGCCCGGCGGTCCAGCGCCGGCTCCCGGGGCTCAGCCGACGCAAAACACCGCGTCGATGGCCTCCATGCTCACCCGAATGGCGGCTGCGACGGGTTCGGCTGCGCTCTCCCAGCTCGCCGGGCGCGCCGCGGCGGTGGGACAGTAGATGCCTGGCGGCTCGATCGAGGTGCAGGGTGCCTATGGGGCCGTGGGCAACGCCGTCGATCCGGGCACGGTCGCGGCGTCAGGGCTCTCGGCCGATTCGGTCCACGAGGCGGCAGGCCAGGCCATGGCTTCCGGTGCCTACGGTTCGGCCACCAAGACAGCCGATCAGCTCCATCAGCTCGACATCTCCCAGCAGCGTTCCTACTGGGGCGACCTCGCCCCAACCCAACAAGGCATGCTCAAGGCGGTCGGCTATGACCTGCCCCCGGACCCCTCGGTGGCCGCGGATCACCCTTCGGGGCTCTGGGGCGATTTCATGGGCGTGGCCCACGACATCGGGCATGGGATAGCGACGGGTGCGCACGCGGTGGGCAACGTCGCGAGTGACCTGATGCGCACCGGCCCGGTCAAGGACGTGCTGCACGTGGCCAACGCGGGGCTCAGCTTCTCCGAGCACGTGGTCCGGGCCGGCGAGGTGCTATCGGAGAACGCCGATGTCGGGGACGCGACGCCGAGCCAGGCGGCCGGCGCCGGCGTCAACATGAAATCGCTGGTCGACCCGCGCGGCTACGAGGCGCTTTTCAGTCCCTCTGCATGGTCACGGGCCTGGAACGAGACCACCAACGGTGAGCAGACCTTCGATCCTCTCGTCGAGCGTCAGATCCAAAAGACCACCGACCCGACTGTGTTCAAGATGGCCAAGCAACTTGCTTCGGGCGTCCCTGAGCAAGAGATCGTTCAGGCGTTCCCCCAGGCACAACGCCAAGCGGCCGTGCAGATGCTCACGAGTGGCTCGGTGCGCACAGTCTCCCAGGAGCTCCAGAACGCCCACCTGTCGCTCGGTCAGATGGTGGTGGGAGAGAGCTACCTGACCTCCCACCCCGGGCTAGGACACGCGATGTCCGGTGCGATCGATGCCGCCTACGACATCGCCGGTGACCCGCTTATGCAATCGGGCAAACTCGTCGACGCGGTCAAGATCGCTCGTTGGGGGCTTGACGGTGCGCGAGCGGCCGCGTTTGCCGGGTCCGACACCTCGGCCTTCGAGCAGCTGCTCGCCAATCCGGCCACCCAGCGGTACATCAAGTACTACGGCGACATCATCGAGCACCGAGGACTCGGGGCGCTGACAGCGGTCGCCCCGAAGCTCGCCCGGGTTGCCAACGAGCTCGGCGCTTCGGGCGTCACCGATGCGGACTCGCTCGAGGAGTGGATGCGATCGGTCGCCGGCCAGCGGGCCATCCTCACTGGCCGCGCGGCGACGCTGGCCCACCACACGCCCCTCATGCCGCATCTCTCGCTCACTGGCTGGGCCCGGCTCAGCGCCAAGGACGCGCTCAGCAATTCGATTGACTGGCTGGCCGATCACCCCAAGGGGCTGCCCAGTGAGGCTCTCGCCCGGGATGACATGGTGCATGCCAGCCTCCCGGTCGAAACGGCGCTCGACTCGGCCAAGGCGATCCCGAAGACCCTCGACGAGCTCGCTCCGATGGGCGACACCCCCCTCCAGACCAAGCTGGGCGGGACGGTGTCACGCATGGTCATCGGTGGTCCCGGCGCAGCGGCACGGCTCTTCCGGCGCCTGACCACGATCACGGCCGATGCTCCGCGCCTCGGTCTCTTCGATCCCGAATCCGCGGTGCTCTTACGTCGTGAACTGGCTGGGTTCTTGTCGAAGCGACAGGTCGACCAGGCCGTGGATCTGTTCGTGAACACCACCGACCCAGGTCAGAAGTTCGCGGTGGTCAAGGGCGCGGTCGCCCAGATGCTCCACGCGGCCGGCGTGTACTCGGGGCCCCGAGGGGCCGAGCTCGGCGATCAGATGCTCGATGCCCTGGAGAACACGTTTCACGGCGAGGCGTACTCGCCGCTCGGCATCGACAAGATGGCCGACTACAACCGTGCCCGCAGCGGCCTGAGCGCAGCGACCCCGTTCTCTGGGCCCGAACGCTCGGCGGTGCTCGAGACCCAACTGTCCGATGGCGTCTACATGCCCAGCTTCAAGGAAGTCCGCGCCGCGGCTCGGCGCGACAAGGCCTACTACGGGCTCGGGATCATCAACCCGGACACGCTCGACAAGGTCATGGGAGCGTGGAAGGCCGGCGTGCTGATGCGCGTCGGTTTCGCGGCTCGTGTCTCGACCGACGAGTGGCTCTCCAACGCGCTCCGCAATGGAGGATTCCAGGCGATCGAGGCTCGGGCTCGTCTCATGCTGGCCAAAGGCGACGCTCGGCGGGAAGCAGAGGCGGCGGCCGATGAGGGGGCCGCACTCGACGGCATGTCGATCGAAGAGCAACGTACAGTGTACGCGGCCCAGTCCGTTGCCGCTCGGGTCCCGCACGCGATCCTCGCCAATGTGCGCAGCGCCAAGGAGCTCAGCGCAGCGGTGTTGGCCGAAGGTGCGCATGGTGCGTATCGGCTCTTCGGCGGGGACATGACCCGGCAGGAGATGTACGACGCGGCCCGGGTGTACGTCGACCACGTCTGGGACGATCTCTCACCTCGGATCTCGTCGGTCGCTCACGCCGGCGGTGGTTACGACATGAATGACGACCTGCGCATGGCCCTGAACGACAACGACAAACCCGTCGCGTGGCGCCTGAAACGTGAGGGTCACTCCGAATCGACGTCCGTCGATCCCCTGATGCGGACCAAGTGGCACTTCTCTCTCGGACATCTTGGGCGTTCGAGGCTCGGGCGAGCGGTGCTTGAGACGATCCACGACCCACATGAGGACCAGATCGACGCGGTCGAGGGTGTGCTGCGGGACCCCGATTTCCAGTCCATCCGGGCACAGTTCGCTCGCGCTCGGCAGTTGCCCGATGGGCGCCTGGTCGGGCGCGATGCCACCGAGGACGAGGCGATCCGATCACATGCACAAAAAGTGGTCGCACACACAAACGCCCTGGTGAGAGCCTCGAACGCCCAGAACGGCGACATCCTCGACGATGTAGTCGACGCGACGCTCAAGGCAAAGGGCAGCCCAGCGATGTCAGTGCTCGACGGGGTCGAAAACCATGACCTCCCCGAAGGCGTCTACGGACCCGACCTGGTCCGGTTGCCGCCATTCGAGCGCATCGTGCAGACCGGGTTCCGTGGGCTCTCCAAGATCATCGACAACCTCTCCCGAGAGCCGATCACGATGCAGGCGTACGCGGCGAGCCTCAAAGACGTCATGCCCTACGCCGAGCGGCTGATGGGCGAAGGCGAGCACGCCGAGGAACTGGCATCGGATCTGGCCAAAGAACGGGCCTACAACATGATCAAGCCCTATATCCACAATCCCGAGGTGCGCAGCCAGTTCGAGGTTATGCACCGCACGGCGATGCCGTTCCTGTTCGCCCAGGACCAGTTCATCAAACGGTGGATCCGCACGTTCGCCGACTCGCCCGAGGCGATCCGCAAGGCGCAATTGATGATGAACGGGCTCAACGTGTCGGGCTTCACGCGACCGGACCCGACGACAGGCCAACCGTTCTTCTACTACCCGGCTACCCAAACCGTGGCCAACATCTTGGCGAATGTGCTCACCAAGATCGGCATCCCCGCCTCGATGCCCATCTCGGTCCCGTTCACCGGCGAAGTGGTGAACCTCATGCCGGGCTTGTCGAACCCCCTCACCCCCTCAGTGGGTCCGATCGTCGCGGTGGCACTCAAGGGTCTCGCCAGCCGGTTCCCCGAGATGGAGCCGGTGAACCAGGCGGTGCTTCAGGAAGGCGCGTCGGAGTCGATCTGGGAACAGTTCCTGCCGACCACGCTCAACCGCCTCATCATCGCGGCGACTGCCAGCCCGTACACCAACGCTCAGTTTGCAAGCTCGATGATGAAAGCGATCCAGATGGCCGAGGCGACCGGCCATGGGCTACCGGCGAACGCGACGACCCAGCAGCAGCAGGCGTATCTCGACCGGGTCACCAACTGGACCCGGATCTTGTACTTCACTCAGGCCGCACTCGGCTTCTTCACGCCGGCGACGCCCGAGGCCGACTTCGATCCCAAGAACTTCAACGCCCGACTGACCCAGCTCTTTACCGAGTTGCCCTACAACGAGGCCATCGCCGAGTTCCTGCGGGAGAACCCGACTGCTACGCCGTACACCGTGTTCGCATCCCAGGAAACGGGCGATGTCCCGGACCTCCCAGCCACGCAGGCCGCCGGGGCGTTCATGCAGGCCAACCGGGGCTTCATCGACCAGTTCCCAGCCGCAGCCGGGTGGTTCTTTCCGCGCACCACGGGGACTGGGACCTTCGACCCGGCGATCTACCGCGAGCAGATCACCCAGGACATGCGCACCGACAAGTACCCGTCCCAGTTCCTCCAGGACGTGCTCATGGCGCCATCGGCCAGCACCTACTATGAGGCGCTCGACAACGAGCAGACCGCGCTCAACAGCGCCGCGTCGACGTCGGCCAAGGACACGATCGAGGCCAACTTCGATCAGTGGAAGGCTCAGTTCCTTTCGACCAACCCATCCTTCGCCGATTACCTCACGAGTGGCGGAAAGGCGGTCGTCCGCGCTGACACCATCCGGGAGATGCGCCAGGCCTTGGCATCGCCCGATGCACCGCAGAGCGCGCAGGCCGATCACTTGAACACCCTGCTCCAGGGGTATTTCAACTACGAGCAGGGGTACGCATCAGTCGACGGTAACTACAGCTCGACGGCGACCGCGTATCGCAAGTCCCTCGAGACCAACTTCACCGCGTGGGCCAACAGCTACGCCGCGACCTACCCTGATGCAGCCGATTTCTGGACCGTCGTGCTCCAGCCCGAAATGGGCGCGAGCGGAGTAGAGGCGGGGCTGGCCAATGGCGGCTAAGGCGGCGGCCAAGCGAGCCACGGCGCTGCCGCCGGTTCCGGTCAAGGCCAAGCGATCGGTTGCCTCCAGCGCGCCGAGCGCATCTGAGCTTGCTAGTGGAGTTGCCGGCGCGACAGGCGCTTCCGTTCCTGGTGGCGCGATCAATCCCTCCAGCGCGTATGAGAACTACCCGGCCAACGACCTCACGCCATCTCAGCAGCCGGCTGCATGGGGGATCACCAACCCAAGCCTCCAGATGTACGTGGGATCGAAAAGCCAGGAACTCCCCACTTCGTCGCCACTCCGGCAGAACCGTTTGATGGGGGACATCGCCGACCGGATCGGGGTCAAGGCCGAACCCGTTGACCAGATGCCAGCACAATATCTACCGACCAGCCTGGCGCTGTATTTCGGTGTCCCGGTCGGCAAAGATGAGAAGAGCGACGTAGTGCTCCGAGCAGTGGCTGACAAGCTCGGTGTGCCGAAGACCGTCAAGGGCAACACGCTCTGGACCTCGGTGGCCGACAAGCTCGGTATAGATGTCACGGGATCCTCGAAGATCGTGCAGAACCCTCAGACGATGTCGATCGTGAATGTTGCCGCGTCGATCTACAACATGAGTGGCTCTCAGCTTGAGGCCCTTCAGACCCAGCTTTACGACGCCGGCTATTACGACCAGAACGTCTACACCACTGGGACAGTTGCGAGCAAGGTCACCCCTGGCAACCTCGATCCGTACACGATGAAAGCATGGGGAACCTTCTTGCAATCGGTCGCGAGCTCGGGCAAGAACACGACGTGGAGCGACGTGCTCAACACAGAGGCGACCACGGCGGCCAAGCAGCAGGGCACGACGGGCCAAGGCATCGCCACGCTGCTCGCGGGATCCACCCCGGTCACCTCGTCCACCCCATCGGTTCAGCAGGCCACCGCCGGTCAGCTGCTTGATCCGCTGCGTTCGATGTTCGAGCAGATGCTGGGGCGTCTCCCGACCGACGCGGAACTTCAGCAGTTCGTGACCCAGTACGACGCGGCGCAGCAAGCCAACTCGAAATACATCGACCCGAACACGATCGTCTTCCCGGACTCCGACACCGGCATCGCCGAGGTCCCGGGCGTGCCACGTGCCACCTACGCGGCCGAAGCAATGGCTCAGTCCGACAACACCGAATATCAGGCCCACCAGATCACCAACGCTGGCGCTCTCATGCTGAACGCGATGCGTGGTGGGTCCGGGCTCGGGACCGAACCGAATGTGACGAACGCCGGATGACGATGACCGGAGCACAGGCGGTGGCGCCTCCTGCGAGCGAGGTCGCGCCTCAAGCGATCGACACGGTCGACGCCAATCTCATGCCGTTGGCCCAGAAGATCGCGCAAGGGATCGCGTCGGGCGTGGTCGCGCAGCCCGACGACCCATCAGGTTGGCAGAGTCTGGTCAACCAGTTTCAGACTGGTGGTCCAATCCCCGGCACCGAGCCGGTCACGCCGGCGGCGAACACGGTGAACCTCGAGGCCACAACACAGCCCGACTCAGTCCCTGGGGCCGTGACGGGGACGCTGGCGTCGTTCCTGTCGGCGATTCGTGAGCACGAGTCCGGTGGCGACTACACAGCCGCGAACGCGGGAGGCGGGGCGTCAGGGGCCTACCAGTTCATCCAATCGACCTGGGACAACGAGGCCGCGGCAGCCGGCTACGGCCAGTACGTCGGGCGCCCGGCCGCCGACGCTCCACCGTCGGTGCAAGACGCCGTGGCGGCGCACATGGCCACCTCCTACTACAACCAGTTCGGCGGCAACTGGGCCGACGTTGCTGAGGCGTGGTACATGCCCGCCTACGCGGGCAACCCAGCCGATCAGAACACCGTGCCCGATCCCCAGGCTGGCAACACTCAGACCGTGGCTCAGTACGCGCAAGCGATCACCTCGGCCATGGGCGCGAGCAGTGCGCCGTCGAGCTCGACGGTGGCTAACAGCGGCGGGGCGATCGGATCCCAGGCGGCGGTGTCGTTCGCCCAGTCCCAACTCGGCGTCCCCTACCAGTGGGGCGGCGAGACAACGGGCAAGGACTTCGACTGCTCGGGGCTCGTGCAAGCGGCCTACGCGGCGGCGGGCGTCTCGCTTCCCCGCACGGCCCAAGCGCAATACGACGCCACTCAGAAGCTCGGCTCAAGCGCCCAGCTCCAGCCCGGCGACCTGGTCTTTTTCGGCACCAGCACCAAGGACATCACTCACGTGGGGATTTATGTCGGTGGGAACCAGATGATCGACGCACCCCAAACCGGCGAGAACGTCCGAACCGAGAGTTACCAGTGGGCCGACTTCGTGGGGGCGACCCGGCCCAGCGACCCGACGGGCCTTTCGGTGGCTCAGGACGCTGCCGCCACACCGAGCACCACGCCAGCGGCCACCCCCAGCACGGCGCCTGCCATGTCTCTCGGTGCCTACTACACGGCCCTGGACCAGGTGGTCTCCGCTCTCGCTCAGAACGGGGCTCAGATCGTGGGGGGTGGACGGCCGTGAGCGGCACCATGTCATCGACGGGCGACCCGATTGTCGCTACCGGGACCGGCTTCACCGACAACGCCAGTTCGGCCCCCCCGACCGATGCTTCGGCCATCGCGACGGCGATGCAGGTATGGGACTCGAACCCAGCCCTTCAGCAATACGTGGCTCAGAACTACGGCTACGACGCATGGATGCTCGCCAATCCCGAGCTGGCCCCGATCCTCATCGCCACCGCCTACTGGGGCTGGGATCAGGCGCACGTCGACGGAGCTCTCTCGACGACGACCTGGTGGGCCCAGAACGGCCAAGCAGCGCGGTCATGGCAGGAGCTCACGCAAACGGACCCGGCCACGGCCCAGCAGCAGGTCTCCCAGATGTCGAACACGATCCTGGCCGAGGCCAACTCGCTCGGAGTCCAGCTCAGCAATCCGGCGATCACCAACCTGGCCACGTTGGCGTCGGAATTCAACTGGGATTCCGACACAATTCATCAGATGGTGGCGCAGCAGTACGCGAGCACGGCTCCCGGACAGGGGCAAGGTACGGCCACCGGAGGTACGGCCGCCCAGTTTGGTGATCAAGCGCAGCAGCTCATCCAGCAGTACATGGTCCCGGTCTCTCAGGGCACGCTTGCGACTTGGACCAACAACGCCGTGCTCGGGACGGCGGACATCTCGGGCTTCGAGGACTATCTGCGCAACGCCGCGACGGCGATGTACCCGTGGATGAAAACGGCCCTGGCCCAAGGCATGACGCCTCAATCGTGGTTCTCGCCGTACACGAGCCAGGCCGAGTCGATTTTGGGGATCTCGAGCGATCAGGTCAACTGGACCGACCCGAAGTGGCTCAACGCGCTCACGGCGTCTCAGCCCGACGGCACGACGGCGCCGGTCAACCTGACCCAGTTCGCCAACACGCTGCGCTCCGACCCGACGTTCGGTTACCAGTACACGGCCGATGCCAAGCAGCAGGCGTACACCATGGCCCAAACGATCACTGACGCCTTCGGAAAGACGGCCCAATGACCAGCACACTCGCAACCGGAGACAGCTCGGGCGGCGCGGCCTCGGCGATGGCCATCGTCAACCAGGTGCTCACGCAGTACGGGCTCCAGTCGCTCACGACCTGGGCGTGGAACGAGATCACCCAAGGTGCCTCGAGCGACCAGGTGACGATGGACATGTACCAGACGCCCCAGTTCCAGGACCGTTTCCCTGGAATCGCGGCACGCCAGGCCGCGGGGCTGCCGGCGATCAGCCCGGCCAGCTACGTGAGCTACGAGGATTCGCTGGCCCAGATGGAGAACCAGTACGGGCTCCCCCAGGGAATGCTCACTAACCCCGCCACGGTGTCGGCTTTCATCGGCCAGGACGTCTCGACCGCCGAAGTGCAGCAGCGCGTCGAGAACGGCTACCAGGCGGTGGCCTATTCACCGCCGGAGGTGCGTCAAGCGTTCACGCAGTACTTCGGGCCCAGCGGCGATGGGGCCCTGGCCGCTTACTTCCTGGATCCGAAGGCCGCGCTCCCCCTGCTCACCCAGCAGGCCACGGCCGCCCAGATGGGAGGCACCGCAGCGATCGGCGGCGTCCAGATGACCGAGCAGGACGCCATGGAGCTCGCCGGCCTCGGTCAGACCGAAAGCTCGATCGGCTCTGGGATCGCCAATCTCGAGCAGCACGCCCCCCTGTACGAGGCATCCGTGACCGAGCAGCCCGGGAGCCTCGAAGAGGGCACCCAGGGCGTCGAGAGCCAGTTCGGGCTTTCCCAGCAGGCCACCCAGCAGGTCATCCAGCGCCAGGAGCAACGAGAAGCCGCCTTTGCCGGGCCCACCCAGCCGGCCGAGATCACCTCCACCGGCGCCGGTGGCGTTGGCGCTGCGAAGCCGATCTAAACACAACTGAAAGGATCGTCACATGGCTGAAATCATCTTGGGGTCGAATGTCCGAGCTGCCCAGAGCGACCCGAGTGGGCCTCCTGGGCGCACCCGTGGTGGGGTGCCGGGCGACCAGGCCCGGGAGGGCCGGGCGGCCGCCGACAAGACCGCCGGGAACATGACCGCGCTGCCGCCGTACCTCCAGAACCCGACCGCCGATCCGCTCCAGGACGCGTTCGGCGAGGGCAACTTCGGCGATGTTGGGCCTTCCACCTGAGCGAAATGCTTGACAGAGGTCCGAGACTCTGTTTCGGTCCTCAATAGCGCAGTGGAGCAGTCCAGTAGCTCGCCGGGCTCATAACCCGGAGGTCGCCGGAGCAAAGCCGGCCTGCGCCACGAGCACCGCGTAATGCGGTCCGGGGTGAGCTGGATCACCGGCCCCCGGCCTCCGATCGGGGCGCGACCGATCGAGTTGGGCAGCGCAGAGCCCCTCGCTGGGGAGCGCGCGGGCTTTCCTTTCCATTCCCCCCTCCGTACATGTCCTCCGCATGTGCGCGTTTGGCAAGGAGAGATCAGATGGCAGAGATCGAGGACACCCAGGGAACTGGCGAAGAGGGCGGCGGCGACGCCAATCTCAAGCAGCTCCGGGCGAAGGCGAAGGTGGCGGACGAGGCAACGGCGGCGCTGGCAGCACTACAGCGAGAGAACGCCATCCTCAAGTCCGGGATCGACGTCGACTCCCCGATGGGCAAGTACTTCACCGAGACCTACCAAGGCGAACCCGGCGACGTGGACGCGATGGTGGCCAAGGCGAAGGAGTTGGGCATCCCGCTGAAAGGCGAGACCCCCGCACCGCCCGTTGCACCCGTGACCCCGCCCGAGGCCCCTGAGCCCACCGGAACCGAGGAACGCCAAGCTCTTGCGAGCGGCGCACCCGCGGACACCGGCGAGAACGCCGACCCTCGCAAAGAGGGCAAAGACCGCTTCGACGAGGCGATGTCAAAGGGAGCGACCTGGGAAGAGGCAGCCGGCCAGATGGTGAACCACCTGGCCAATGCCGCCGAACGGGGCGATCCGAGGGTTCTGGCCAACGTCCAGAGATGATCCGCACGCATGACGGCTCGCACGGGCCCGACTGTTTCGGCTGCAAGGTGCAGTCGATCAGTTTTGATCCCTATGCGATGCCTTCACGGCTGAACAAGAAGATCCCACCTCGGACGCCGAACCCAGCCTGGGAACGGGGTATCCCGACCGACAGTCGGGGCATGCCTTTCCTGCGCAAGGACGGCACGCCAATGGGCGTCAAGGAGTACTCGGAAAACCGCCATCAGATCGAGCAACACCGCAGGGCGCTGCATAACTCGACCGATTCGCTGACACCGAGGAGCTGAACGAAATGGCCACCGGCACAATCACCACCTACGGCCTCACCACTGGGGTCAAGCTCGACGTCGAAGACATGATCTGGACGATCACGCCGTTCGACGTGCCGCTGCTTGGCACCCAGGGATCAGACGGCCGTACCGCCATCTCCCAGACCACCGTTTTCGAGAAGAAGATCGAGTGGCTGGACGAGGTGTTGCTGATCCCGAACTCGACCCTGGGTGCGACCGTGGCCACCACGGACACGTACATCACGGTCGCCTCGGGGACCCAGCTCAACTTCCAAACCGGCGACGTGCTCCGCGTGGGCACGGGAGCCGCAGCGGAGGGCATGCTGGTCACCGGGTACGGGACCACGGCGAACACGCTGACCGTCACGAGGCAGTACAACTTCGGGACCGAGGCGCAGTTCCTGGCAGGGACCTCGGTGCTCGGGACCGGCCAGGCGAACGCCGAAGGTGCCGACGCCGGCACGGCGCGGGCAGTCGATCGTGTCGACAGGTATAACCTGACCCAGATCTTCGGGCCGGTGCCTGTGCAGGTGTCCGGGACCGAGAACGCGGTCCAGAAGTACGGGCTGACCGGGACCGAGTTCGACCACCAGGTGGCGAACCGGATCAAGGAGACCTTCGTCTCCCTCGAGCAGGCCCTACTCTACGGGATGCTGTACGACGACGGTGCCGCGAAGCGGACCATGGGTGGGTTCGTGAACTACATCACGACCAACGTCGACAGCACGTCGACCACCCTGACCGACACCACGTTGCTCGGCAACCTGCGCAACACCTTCAACGCCGGTGGGACGCCTGACCGCATCCTGCTCGGTGCCAAGCAGAAGCAGAACGTGTCGGGGATCAACAACTCGAACATCCGCTACGCCCAGGACACGAACACCCGTGGCCAGGTCGTGGACTACTACGACGACGACTTCGGTCGCCAGCTCGTGGTCCTCGACCGTTGGGCGCAGAACAGCGACGCGTTCATCTTCTCCCGGGATCAGGCGACCGTGGCCACGCTGCGGCCTCTGACCTTCGAGATGCTGGCCAAGACGGGCGACTCGGCCAAGGGCCAGGTCGTTGGCGAGAAGTCGCTGTACTTCCGCCGGCAAGCCTGGGCCAGCTGGATGCAGGCCCTGGTCTAAGCCGACCAGACACAAGCTGGGGACCGGGCCCGTCGCTGGGGGTTGCCCGGGCCCGGTCCGCCAGCACGATCCCACTAATGGATGGAGGTGGCTGTGGGACACGGAGGGACGAGGGCAATCCCGATCCCGACCAGCTCGGGCATCGTTGGGCCCGGCGCGGTGGGCGATTACTCCCACCTGCTCGGTTACGCCGGCGAAGAGAGCGGCGGGTCGAGCTCGGTCAAGGTGGTGCTCCGCGAAGGAAGCTCTACCGGCAACGTCATCGGAGTTCTCAGCTTGGCCGCTGGGGCTGCGGACGCCAAGTGGTACGGGCCTCAAGGGGTCCGTGCCATCGGCGAGATCTACGCGGTGGTGAGCGGGTCGGGCACGATCGCCGGAAGCATCTTTCTCGGATGACCGAGTCGCTCGTCATCGGCTACGTCCATCCGGCCGAGGTCTCTGCGCTGTTCTGCGAGAGCCTGACCGGGACCCTGCTTGAGGACGCGCTGCGCCACGAGGGCAGTCGGATCATCGAGCGCGGGGCGGTGTGCTCGGTGGCTTCGGGGCCTCGGATCGCCAGCGCCCGCAACGACGTGGTGCGAGCCTTCTTGAAGACCCGGGCCGAGTGGTTGCTGATGGTCGACGCCGACATGGTGTTCACGCTCGCTCAGATCGACGGGCTGTTCGAGGTGGCGCACCCGAGTAGGGCCCCCGTCGTCGGTGGCCTCTGCTTCGGCGGCGGACGGTCAGGGCTGGTCTACCCGACCCTCTATCGGCTGGTGAAGGGCGACGACCCGGTCCAGATCATCGAGGACTACCCCGAGGGCTTGTGCGAGGTCGATGCCACTGGGGCCGCGTTCTTACTCATGCACCGCACGGTGTTGAAGAACATGGGCGAGAAGTACGGCGAGCCCGCACCCTGGTTCGTCGAAGGTTCGGTCTACAAGGGATTTTCCTTCGGTGAGGACTGGGCTTTCTGCATGCGCTTGAAGGACATGGGCGTCCCGCTCTACGTGCGCACCGATACCAAGATCGGCCACGTCAAGCCCCAGGTGCTCAACGAGGACGCCTACGCGCTCTACCGAGCCAAGCGGGAACTCGTGGGTGACGAGGGGATCGTCGCCGAGTTCACCGAACAGTTCCACGCACCGACAACCCGACGTCTGGAGGTGGTCCGGTAATGGCAACGAAGAAGAGCGGGATCAAGATCAAGCCGTCCCACGAGGGCCTGTTCACCGCCAAGGCCAAAGCTGCGGGGATGAGCGTGCAGGCATACGCGAGCAAGGTGCTGGCGCCCGGATCCCACGCATCGGCGGCGACCAAGAAACAAGCGAATTTCGCGAAAAATGCCAAGGGCTGGTCCCACAGCCCCAAGAAGAAGTAGCCCGTGACGCAGTTCCTGTACGCCGGCTGCTACGGGCCCGAGCAGGTCATCGACTTGACCGGGGCGCCGATCGTCAACACCGAGGTCATCGTCTACGCCCACGGCACTACCACGCCGGCCTCGCTGTACAGCGACCGCACCATGGACGCCACCGTGGTCAACCCGACCTCGACGGATGGCGATGGCAACCTGACCTTCTTCACAGCGCCGGGCCAGTACGACATCGTGTGCAACGGGGCGACGGTCACGGTCAACGTGATTCCCGATCCGCTCGACCTGCCCAATACCCATGCCTCGACCCACGCGGCCGGTGGCACGGATCCGCTCAGCACCCAGTTCGAGCCCATCTCGGCCGTCCGGGCGATCACCGGGGCGACGGTCACCGCGAACCCCTACGACGTGCTCGAGTGCAACGCCACGGCACAGGCGATCACTGTCACCCTTCCCACCAACGCCGCTGGCGTCCGGGTCACGGTCAAGAAAACCGACTCGAGTTCCAACGCGGTGACGATCACCGGGACGATCGACGGCGTCACCAACCCGGCACTCACCCACCAGTACTCCACCTATGAGCTCGTGGCTGACGGGACCAACTGGTTCCGCATCAGCCGGGTTGGAGCAGGCAGCCTGGTCGACCTCTCCGTCGCCTCAAACGCCCTCGTGTTCCCGAGTGGGACCTTCTCGGCCGGGATCACGGCCCAGCGGCTCACCGCCCAGACGCTCACCGCCTCGGGGTTTCTCGGCCGGCACGACAGCGGACACCCGCCGAACGGGACCTACCAGGCCTACGACTGGTCACTCGACGTGGCCACGCCGGGCATCTGGGTCACTCCGGGTGGTGGCACGAACCCGACCGACTGGGTGAACCTGGTCGCGGCGGCAGTCGCCGGCGTGAGCACGTTCAACACGCGCAGCGGCTCGGTGGTTTTGCTTCTTGCTGACCTCGAGGGCCTGTTCACCGCAGCAAATCAGCTCCCGGTCGGGACCGGAAGTGGCACCGGCGAGCTCCTCACGGGGCCGGCCTCCGACGGTCTCTATCTCGGTCGCTCAAGCGGGGTGCTGGCGTGGCTCACGCCGCCGTACCGGACCCTCTTCAACCCGACCGCCAAGACGACCACTTACACCGCCGCGGCATGGGACTGCATCGAGGCGACGGGCACGTTTACTGTCACGCTCCCGGCATCGCCTTCGGCCGGCCAAGAAGTGGCCATCGAGAACCGGGGCAGCGGCCCGATCACCATCGCCTACAACAGCGGCCAATCCATCAACGGGGTGGCAGCGAACCTGACCCTCCCGGCGGCTCTAGCTGGCTACACCGCGGTGGTGCTCCGGGCGGATTCGTCGACTGCCTGGGTGGTCTCGGATGCCTATGGGACCGACCTCGGCCAGGGGTTCCAAGTGGCCGGAACGCTGGACATTGTCGGCACATTGCTCATGACGGTCTCGGCGAAGACCACCACCTACACGGTGCTCGGCACCGACTCGGTGCTGACCGTCGCGGCGGGGACATACAACGTCACCTTCGGCACGGCATTGAAGGTGGGGCAAATCGTCGAGATTGTGAACGTCGGCGCGTCGGGGACGGTGACCCTCCTGGCCGCCGGCTCCGGGACGATCGACGGCGCCGCGTCGTTTGTTTTGGTGTCTGGCGCGGCGGTGCGGTGCGTGGTCACTACGGCCGGAGCGAACCCGGTCATCATCGTGGTGGCGCAGTACAACCCTCCAGCGGGCGGACAGGGGATCGCTGCGTCGGGATCCCCGGGATCGCCGACCATCGGGCTGAACGGCACCGAATCGGTCAACGTCGTATCGACGGGCGGATCTGCTCAGACCTTGGCTGCGGTGGCCACCGACATCGGCAACGACATAACGCTGTCGGCGAACCTCACCGTGACGATGCCCACGCCTGCCCGAGGTGCGTTCTGCTACGCCATCGTGCGCCAGGCGGCATCGGGCGGCCCGTACACGATCACGTTCTCCGGGGTGAAATGGCCCGGGGGGACTGCCCCCACCATGTCAACCAGCGCCTCCGCGTTCGACCGTTACGACTTCGTTTCTGATGGCACTTACTGGTACGGGATCATCACCGGGCAGGCCTTCCACTAGTGGACGCCCTCGTCCTTCCCCGGTTGTGGTTGCCGCCCAAGGAGAAAGGGCTGTCGTTCCATCTGCCCAAATGGCGGGACATCGTCGCCATGTCGCCACTTGGCCAGATGGGTCCGAACCACGCAGGATCCACAGCTCCTCTTATCACCATCGTGCAGGCCACCGGGCTGACGTATGGCTTCAGCACCACCGACGTGACTTTCGGAGCGCAGCCAGCGGCAGGACACACGTTGGTGTTCGCGGCAGTCACTCCGGGCGGAAGCGTGGTGCCTACGTCGGGGACCGACACCTGGGTCACCGAGGCGAGCTACTCGGGGGCCCTCACGCAATCCCAGATCTCCATCTGCCTCTCCTCCGAAGGCGGGTCGGCCGACCAGACGATCGTCGGCACGATCAGCGGCGAGGACTGGATCGGATGGGCATGGGAGCTCGCTGGCGTCGCCTCGTTCGACAAAGCCTCAGGGAGCACCAGTGGGCTGACTCCGGGCAGTCTCACCCCGGCCATGTCAGGAGAGATCTTCTTCGCCGTGGGTGCCTGTTACGGATCGAGCCCCATGTCGGCTCCGAGTGGATGGACCGATGCGGGCCATGGCGAGTTCCCGGCCAGTGGTGGCGGCGGATACCGGCCGAGCATCGCGGCTTACTTGAACCCTGGGGTCGGAGCGCAGAATCCGACCTTCGGTGCCGGCGGTAGCAATCCAGACTCGTCCGCCATGATCTGCCTCAAGCCATGAGCCCGGTTCTCTCCCCTCCGTCAGCCGACATCGACTCAACGTTCACTGTCGGTTACCTGATTGACCGGACGTTCGACTTCTTGCTCGGCGGGGGACGCGAAGAGTTGAACCAACTCACCAGCACGATCGACGACGAGACGACTTCGATCGACCTCAACTACACGCCGGCTGGCCTCGCCCAAGGGACCTACCTGGCTGTCGATGACGAGATCATGTTCGTCTGGGCGGTGTCGTCCGCGTCCGGGACGGCATCGGTGGTGACAGTGCAGCGAGGCATGAAAGGCACCCAACCCGCTGGGCACCTCGCAGGCGCGATTGTCCAGGTCAACCCGTATTTCCCGAAGTACCAGGTGCGCAAGACGCTCCAGGATGAGATCCGCAGTTGGGGACCCCAGGTCTTCGCGGTCAAGACCATCGACATCGCCGGTGTTGACTTCGTGCGCGGCTATGACCTAACCGGCATCGGGGCCTTCTTCTTTGGTCTCGACCTCACGGTCTCGCCGGATCCGTACACGGGCGTGGTGAGTTCGCAGAACTGGCGCCGCATCGACTACCGGATTGACTCAAGCGCCGACGTCTCGGTGTTTCCGTCGGGCGCCGCCCTGTTTGTCACCGACCCGGTCGGCATGTTCGACACACCGCGCACGCTGCATCTCACCTACGCGGCCCCGCTGGACGTCGACTCGTCGTTTCTCGACAACGACTCGCTAATCGAGATGGGCATGGACGCGAGCGACGCGGACATTGCCCCCTACGGCGCGGCGTATCGGCTGGCCTCTGGACGTGAGATGCGCCGGATGCTGATCGAGGGTCAGGGTCAGATCAGCGATCTCCAGAACTTCCCGCCCGGCTACCAGTTGAAAGCGGCCGAGGAGTTCAAGTCACTGCGTGATTCGCGGCTCCAGGACGCGATCCAGCGGCTACGGACGAAGTACCCGATCAGGCGGATCTCGTGACGATCATCGACCGGCCCAGCCAGAACATCGACGAACTCTTCGACAGTCCATGGTTCTCCGGTGTCGGGTTGCCCAGAAACGAGACCGTCCCGGGCGTCTACCAGGTGGCCATCGGCGGCCACGGCTACATCATCGAGCCGAGCAAGTACCAGCGGGTTACGGTCCCTCTGCGACGCGAGTCGACTGACGAATCGGTCGAACCGGGCGAGCAAACATTGAACACCGCCGGGGCGTGGCGCAGATCCCAAGACAACTGGTTCCTTGGCGCCGGCCAGCAATACCTCGACAACAGGTTTGCCTTCGTGTCGGTCTACACGCACTCGGGCGAGGACCCCTCCGTGCGCACTCGGTTTTGGAGGTCCAAAGGAGTCAATCCCTGGGTCGAGGGGGCGTTGAGTCTTCTCCCTGAGTACGGACAGATCCTCACCATCGGATCGGGTTCGATCTGCATCGCCGTCGGCCCGTATCTCTACATTTGGGACGGCACCACGCTCAAGTTCACCGAGAGCCCGACCTACCCAAGCCCAACGTGGACGACGGTCAGCACGCCGACGGGGGGCTCGTGGCCGACGGTGTTCTCCATGACGACGGACGGTTCGAGTCTCTTCCTCGCGCTGGGCAACTACGGCATCGCCGTCACTGTCGGCGGAGCGACTACCTCGTCTCTGCTGCGACCGACGGGTCCGACCCCATCGGTCGCGGCGCACGGGACGACCGGATCGACAAGCTGGGAATACTTCGTGGTCGCCACCGACGCCAACGGCTTCAAGTCGCTGGTCTCGACCGGGACCACAATCACCAACGGGAATGCCACGCTGTCGAGCGGCAACTACAACCTCGTCACCTGGGCGGCCGTCGAGGGCGCGGTCAGCTACGACGTGCTCCGGGGCGGGACATCGACGGCGATTGCGGTGGGTTTGACCGGGCTCAGCTACACGGACAACGGATCTGCTTCGACCCAGGCGTACACGCCTCCGACGACCAGCACCGAGAACCTCCAGGCCAACTTTGTGACATATGGCAACAGCTTCCTGCTCGGGGGCGCCGGTCCGCTGCTGGCCCAGGTTGACGCCAATGGGATGACCACCCTGGTCATGCAGCACTTCAATCCAGCCTTTGTGTGGAACGCCGGCTGCGGGTCGCCGGTGGCCATCTACGTGTCGGGCTACGCGGGCAACATCTCGGAGCTCTACGGCGTCCAACTCTCGACAACCACCTTCGGGCTCGCGCCGCCCTACATCGCCGGCCAGGTCTCAGACGGGGAGATCATCAACGATCTGGCCTACTACCAGGGGCTGGTGATCATGGCGACGTCGCTGGGTGTGCGCACTGCCCAGGATGCCGACCAGAACGGCCACCTCGAGAACGGCCCGGTGATCGAGCAGCTCGGCGCGTCACTGTGCTGCGTACCGTGGGGTGCCTACGTCTGGTTCGGCGTGACGGACTTCGCCGAGGCCGACGGGATCTGGCCAGGCACCAACATCTCAAGCGGCACGGGGCGGCTCTTCTTGTCCGAGTTTTCTGACGCGTTGATCCCGGCTTACGCGAGCGATGTGTTGGCACCGAACGGGGTCACTGGCAACGCCACCAGCGTGGCGATCCTGGGAGGGACGCCTTACTTCACCATCGACGGTGTCGGTCTCTTCGGCCCCACTGGCAACGTTGTCGCTGAGGGCTACCTGGAGGCCGGCTACGTGCGCTACGGGACGATCGAGGACAAGATCCTCATCTCAGCCGACGTGCGTCACGATCCATTGCCGGCCGAGTCTCAGGTCCAGATCATGGTTGTGCCCTTCGGCGGGGCGTCGTTCCTTTGCACCCCCTCCAATGAGGTGGGCTCGATCGGCCCCACTGCCGTGGCGTCAACCGGCGACTACGTGGGGGAGGCGTTCCAGATCATCCCTGTTCTCACGCGCTCGGCATCCAACCCCGCAGTCGGCCCAGTACTACGCCGATGGACGGTGCGTGCCCTGATCATCGCCATTCGCCAGGACCAGATCATCGTGCCGGTCATCTGGCGCGACGAGGTGATCAGCCCGGTCGGTGACGGGACCGCGCTCGGCCAAGACCTCGTCGAGGAATGGAAGTACTTGAAGGCGCTCGAGACGTCTGGGGAGACCTTCATCTACCAGGAAGGTTCGCAGGCATATCCCTGCATCATCGACCAGGTCGAACTCGAGGCAGAGAAGTGGAACGACCAAAAGACGATGCTCGAAGGCATCCTCTCCCTCAAGCTGCTTACGGTCAACTAGGAGCCCGACATGGTCATGCCGAAGAGCTACTCAGGAAACGCACAGGCGACGACCTTGTCCTCGAGCATCATCAACTCGAGCACCAGCTTGCCGGTCTTGGCCACGACTGGGTTTCCCAATACCGCCGACGGGCCCTTCGTGGTCTGCATCGACCGGGGGACGCCCCTTGAGGAGAAGGTCCTGATCGCCTCGTACACCACGACGGCGCTCACGGTGGCTGACAACGGACGCGGGTACGACGGCACCACGGCGGTCTCGCACACTGCGGGCGCCTCGGTGGTCTGCACGCTCGACGCGGTCACGGTCACACAGCTAGTTGACTTCGCCACCTCGATCGGGACGGTGCTGCCGACCACGTCTGCGATCGGCGATGCCGCCGCGCTCGGGACGTCCCCCGTGCCGGCGGCGGCGGACCATAAGCATGGGCGCGAATCATTCTCCTCCGGGACCACCACCAGCTCAGCTCTCGGCGACTCGGTGCTTGATGGGTCCTCGATCCACCCGGCGCACGCCGACCACAAGCATGGGCGCGAGAGCTTCGCGGTCGACGAGACCACGAACTCGGCACCTGGGGACTCGGCCAACGACGGGACCTCGACGAGCCCATCGCGCGCTGACCACAAGCACGGCCGGGAATCAGCCGCAGGCGTCCCCTACGGGTCCGGGCTGACCACCACCTCGGCCTTCGGCGACTCGGTTTACGATGGTGTCTCAGCCGACGTCGCCCGGGCTGACCACCGGCATGGCCGGGAGAGCCTGTATGCCTCTGCGCCGAAGGCCGACGTGTCGGGTGGCGCGGTGGGCACTGCGATCACCCCGGCGCCGGGAGACCACCAGCATCCCCTCGGGCCCTACCTCGCCGGCCCGCTTGTTGTCGCGGGATCCGCTGTCGGCGCCACGCCGAACAACGACACATTCCAGTTTGGCTTTGTCAATCAGATCCCGGTGTCGGGGGGAATCACCAATATCATCAGCTTCGCCTCGGCATTCCCCAATGCGTGCGACGGAGTCATCGTGTGCGGCATCGCGGCACCAGGGAACGACCAGACGACCAACGTCGACCCGAGCACCATCACGCCGTCGGGGTTCAGGGCGTCAGTCAACGTGGCAGGGACCGCCTTCTCTGGCCTCTCGTCGTTGTGTTACATCGCGTGGGGACACTGATGGCTGAGCAACTGGTGATCGACTATGCGTGGCAGCATCCGAATCCAGCGGCGATCGCAGCCGCAGGGTACAAGGGCGTGCTCCGGTATCTTTCGGGCGACTCGACCAAGAACCTGAGCACAGCGGAAGCGGCATCGCTGCTGGCGGTGTTTCTCTGGATCCTGCTCGTGTGGGAAACCACAGCAACCCGGGCGACGGGTGGATCCGCCGCGGGCGTTGCCGATGCCCTCCAGGCCAACGACATGGCCGACGCGCTGGGCTATCCGGCCAACTGCTCGCTGTTCTTCGCGGTCGACGAGCAAGTCGCGTGGTCGGCGGTCGAGCCGTACTTCGGGGGCGCGGTGTCCGTCAGCCGCCGAGCCGTGCTGCCCTACGGGAGCAACGAGATCATCGACGGCTTCTTCGCCACCTTCGGCGGAAAGGGCTGGCAGACGGCTGCCTGGAGCTCGGGCGAGGTCTCATCCAACGCGGCCCTGTACCAGCGGGTCACGCCGACGCTCCCGCCGATCGCCGGTGCCGCCGGTGAGTACGACGAGAACGTCATCTTGAGTCCCCTCACCTGGTGGGGCGGCTCGATCAGTCCACAACCACAGGAGGAAGACGTGGCAATCCTGACCCTTGCACCCAACCCCGTCGGGCAGCCGCTCGACATTCCTTCGACCCCGGGCGTCGCCGAGGCGATCGTGGTGAGCTTCGACGCGATCTCCAATGGGTTGTCGACCTGTGCCCTTCGCGTCGCCGCCCACAAGGACGACGGGTCGGATGGCTGGATCCAGCCGCCGGTGACACAGGGCACTGAACCCCAGCCGCTCGGGTTCCTTGCCGATGGCACCGTGACGGTCACCAAGGGCTGGCCGATCACGATCACGATCCCGGTCGGTTGCGACAGCGTGAGCTTGCGCAATCAAGGAGCCGTCGATCTGACGGTGCGCGTCTGATCCGGTGCTCGCCGTTTCCCAGGGAGTGAACGGGCTCTACATCTTCGCCAGCATCGCGGGAGGCTTCGCGACCGCGTTGATTGTCGCCGGTGGCATCGCTCGGTTCTTTTGGAAACGGTTTGAGAAGGCAGTCGATGAGAAGGGAAACGCACTGGCCCAGGAGCTCGTAGGTTCGTTCGCTTCGGACATCTCAGACATCAAGAACCAGGTGATCGGCAACGGAGGGCATACATTGACTCTTGCTGACACGGTGCAACGTATCGAAGACAAGAGCGATGAAGCGGCCCGGCTGGCGTCATCGGCTGCAAAGTCGGCCTCAACGGCAGCGGACCAACTCGTGCAGGTGGCCCAGCGCCTCGAAGACCATGTCCTCGTCGACGAGACGCTGCACGCGACGTTTATGCGATTCATGGATGGCCAATGAACGAATCGCCCCACGATCGAGTCTGGGGCTCGCACCCGGCGGTGACGACGGGCTCGGATTGTCCACTGGGGCAGCGGGCGGCCGACCGGATGAAAGCCACGTTGGCGACGTGGACCGCCCTTGCCTGTATGGGCTTGTTCATCGGTGTGTGGATGATCGTGAACAGCCATATCGGGGGGAAGCATTTTGACCCGTATCCGTGGATCCTGCTCAACCTCATGCTCTCGACACTGGCAGGCTTGCAGTGTTTCGTGCTGCTCATCGCCAACAAACGGGGCGAGCAGATCGCAGCCGAGATCGCGGTCCACACGGTGGACAACACCGAGGACATCAAGACCCTGGTCGCGGCCAACACGGAGCTGACTGAGGCGGTCAAGAAGGACACCACCCTCTTGGAGGAGATCCACGCGCACGTGTCAGGCCAGCCGGGGAGGATCGATCCGTGACCCTCTTCCTCCACATCGCCTTCTATTCCCTGCTTGGCTGCGTGGCCATGGCCGCCCAGGACGCCACCGGGACGGCGCTGGTGGCGGCCATCGGAAGGGGCCAAAGCAAGCTGGCCGGGCGCCTCGATGCGGCGGGAGACGCGGCCAAGTTCGTCATGTTCTCCTACAGCGGCGGCCTGTTGCTCACCAAGTACGCCCCCTGGGGGATCCTCGGCCTGGTCCCGATCATGCTCACGAGCCGGTACACCACGAGCAGCGTGACCGAGCTGGCCAATCGCACGATCAAAGAAAAGACCTGATGCGCCCCGGGCTGTGTGCTTCGGTGGCGATGAGACAAGGAGCCTGACATGGCCGTCCCTACGAACGTAACTGTGATCGCCTACCCGGGCCCTCCCACGACACATCAGTCATATCAGGCGTGGGCGGTCAATGACATCGTGATCGACTCCAACGCGGTGATCTGGCGATGCACTCACGATGGGACGGCCGACGCTGGCGGCGCTGCCACCTTCGTCGAGGACCCGGGGGGACTAGCACTCGGTTTGGCCGGTGGCCATATGACCGGGGTGTTCTTCCCGATGCAGGCCCCAACCGCGTCCGCCCCGGCCTACGTGCTGGGCGGTATGTACTTCGACACCACGCTCAAGAAGCTCCGCATCGGCGGGGCGTCGGCGTGGGAGACCGTCAGCTCATCGTGAACTTTCAGAACAAGGAGCAGGACATATGACCGCATTGATGGAGCGCCAGGGGTTTCTCACCCGGGGCAAGGTGGTGCGCTTCCGGGCGTCCCACATCGCCGAGGCGCGGCGATCGGGCTTGGCCATCGCCACGATGGATGAGCTGCTTCGCTTCGGCGTCGACCCGTACTCGGTGACCGAGTTCGAGGGCAATCTTGAGGTCAACGGCGGCTTGAACGCCATGCTGACCCTGCTCATCGGCGGCGGTGGCACCACGTATGCCCACGCCAACGCCCGGCTGTGCGTGGGCGACGGCAACGGAACCGTCCCGACGGCGGCCGCCACGGACACCACGCTGGCCGCCACGACCAACAGGTACAACCAGGCGTGTGACACCTCGTATCCCTCCGTGGCAGCGGCAGTGCTGACCGCCCAGTCAACCTTCCCGACCGGCCAGGGCAACTACGTCTGGAATGAGTGGGGGATGGACAACGGTGGTTCCTCGGGCTCTGGCGCCGCGTCGGGCCTCTTCAACCACCGGGGTGTGAACCTCGGGACCAAGACCTCGGCGAGCGCCTGGGCGCTCCAGATCACGATCACGCAATCCTGATGGCGACGATCCCTGTTGTCTGCCCCCAGTGCAACGTTGCCACCACGGTCACGTACCCGGACGACTTCGCCGGCATCTTGCGCTGGGAGCACGGCTGCCCGCCGGCCGACGAACACGGCAACCTCATCCCTCCCTACCAGGGGACCGAACTGATCGGTGAGCCAGCGGCGACAGAGTTCCCGCCGGTGCCCGAGGGCGTCGTCGCGATCCGAGACGACGAGGTAGGGACCGGGACCTCCGGGGAGGGCTGACATGGCCAAGCGTTACCTAGTGATGAACCAGGCGGCCGGCGCCGCCACTGCCCCTTTTCAAGGTGTCGTCACCTCGGCGACCCTCTTCACCCTGCTCCAAATTGTCCCCGCCACCAACAGCCCGCTCGAGATCGTGGAGTGGAACATCTCGTTCAACGGCTCGGCCCTCGCCACCCCGTTCGCCTGTGACCTCGTGGAGACGGGCACCGTCGCTGCCACCGTGACCGCCTCGGTGGTGGGCGACATCATGCCCTACGACGATCCGAACGCCCCGGCCAACACGTCAGGGAGCTCGGGCGTCCCGCTCAACCTCGGCACGGCTCTCACGGGGTACACGTCCTCGGCCGAAGGCTCGATCACTGCACAACGCGTGTTCGATTCCCAGAATGTCGAACCCATCGGGGGCTACTTCAAGCAGTTCCCGCTCGGGGAGCGCCCGGCCATCTTGCCTGGACACATCTTGCGGGTGCGTTGCCACGGCGATGGCGCGACCAAGGCCGTAGCGACCGTCGTCATCCAGGTCTAAGGCCCCATGACCGTCGTCTGCCGCCCGGGCGGCGACCCGACAGCGCACTCTCCGACCACCTGGAAACAGATCGACCAGGAGCTCGTCACCCATTCAGTCGCGGTGATCGCTGGCGCTCTCCACCCGCTGCACCTGGTCAATGGTGAGCCGCACGTCGGTTCGTTGGCGGACTACGCCGAGCAGGCGGTCCTCCGCGGTTGGATCCACGGCTACCACCACCTGCGTCTGTTCGTTGAGCAGATCGAGGCTGGGACCGCTGAGCCGGTTCTGATCCTCGACTCGCGCACGGCGCGGGCGGTCGGGATGAATGACGACGGGTCGGTCCGCTGGGAGGGCAAGTACATCGAATGGCCTGCCGCCGCCGAGTTCGCTTACATCGCTGCGCACGGGTTCATCCCGCTCTACCGACGCGTCTGCAAGAACACGGTAAAGGGTCGGTGCTCAATCGAGAGCGGTTGGGAGCAGCAGTGCTCGTTCCTCGACCCGAGCGACCCGAGTCACCCTAGATTCCACGAGTTCTAA